CGGAGTAAGTGTGCTGGTTTTGTCGCTCCCTAAGTCGTTTTCCGTTATGGCATCTGCATGGCGTCCGTGAATATCCAAACTCCCTGTTACTTGGATTAAATCATTGGAAGTGTCCCCGAGAACTGAGTTCCCGTCTGGTAGCACTTTAAAGGCAAAGCCTCCTACTGTATTGGGTATACCAAAACCTGCGGAACCCATCAATCACTCCCCAACACATCATTAAGGGCACGATTGATTCTATCCGCCTTGGTTAAATGAGTTTTTATTTCCTGTCCTTCTGCAACCAAAAAAGCACCCGTAGTGCTTGGTTCTGACACTAAATCAAAACAGAGCAATTGAAAATCATCCTCTACCATCGTTGTTCCACCTTGTTGTCTAGTGGACCCAAGTCCACGACTAGAGATTCCAAGTTGTACACCGCCTTGCACTAATTGTTTGGCAATTTGTCCGGCGGGGGTGTCTAAAATTTTCATCTTACCCATAACATCATCGCCATCCCACCACACTTCGGTCATCAAATGACTAGCATTTTTAAGCTCAACCACTGAACTGTCTGGGTGGTCCAATTCTCCAATGGCTCGCCCTTCACGTACCAGTTTTGTATAATTTTTCATTTCTCTTTCAAGAATTGGTTTGGGGTAAATTCTTCCATTACCATTCTTTTTACCAGCAGCTTGAATTTTTCCCGCTACAATAAGGTGTGTACCCTGACGATTTCCTTCTCGCTCTTCTTCAGTTAAAAGGTCGTCACTGTAATCTAGATTCATAAACTCTTGAAGTACATATTTCTTTGTCATTTTTATCTCCCTTAGATTGCGGGCGCTACCCGCACGGTACTACTACCCCTGCAACACCTGGCGACCGGTCTTAGTCTCCACTTCTGTGTCCACATGCCCTTTAGCTCGGTATTCATATTGAAGTCCTCCATCTGATATAAGCATACATAATGCGTAGGATGTTCCTGATGATAACCAGCCCATAAGAAAGAGGTTTACTACAGAAACATCAAATGTAAATAGTTCTGTAAATGGGTTTAGGAGAACAAGTAATGCACCAACCCAGAACCCTACGCACATTGGACAGTGAAAAAAATAATGTCGTGGTCTTATTTTTTCAAAAATTTTAGAATAAACTAATATTTGCGTTAGCCCATAAGAGCACAAAATAAAATATAAAATTTCCATTGAACCCCTTTAGTATAGGTACCCATAACCTGAATAGGCATATGGTGAGAAACTATCCTCTGCTCCAGCAGGCGTGTCTTGATATGGTGGCACCTCGCCATATGCCGTGCTGTCATCATCAGTTGGGTCTACAAAACGATCCTCTATGTTTTCATCATAGTCTACAGCAATCTGCATATCGTTTTGAGATTTTTTAATGTAATTTTCTATCTGTAACAAAAGTGACTGCAAAGGGTCAACATCACCTTGGGAGGCAAATTTTGCTTCTATGATTCCAAAACGACTACCCCCTTGGGCGGCATCGGCATTTATAAGCCCACCTTTAAAAAGAGAATGCATAAAATCTCTTTGAAACTCAAATATATCTTTCTCAGCATGAGGTTTGGGCAAAGTTAATACTGTATTTTTAGATGGCACAACAACTATATCCATATGATCATGATCATTGATTAACAAATTACCCTCTAAAGTTTTCTTTATTTTTAATTCAACCTGTGCTTGAGGTGGGACAACCTTTTCAGGAGGAGTAAGTTTTATTTTAATTGTCATCTGTTTGATACTCTTTTACTAAACTTTGAAGTTTGAGGACTTTAAGAATTAGCCCGTCGCTTATATCTGATAGATTAACTACATCTATTTTTTCTAATAACTTATGGGTATTAGATAGCATCTCTGGATCTTCGTTTACTTCTTTGAGGCTTAGAGAATCTTTGACAGCATCACGAATTCTTTTTAGTTCTTCGTTTAAGAAAACAATAAAATCCGCACGATTGTCGCCTATTGAAACAATATAATTGTTTAACAAAAGACGCTGCTCAGTTAACAGATCAGAATATTCTTCATTAAACCTCTCCACATATTTTGTGACCACCAGAGAGTCCACATTTTGCAAAGGACTTTGTTCTTTTGCTTTTTCTGTCAAAGATTTTAAAATTTTATTTTCCATCAGCACACGCCTTTTTATTGGCGTCTGAGGGTTGAATATTTGTGCCAAAGTAGCATAGGACCTATAATTAGGGACAAAATTATTGTACACATCTGTTGAAATGTTTTCATTGATTTTTTTAATAAGTTTAGATTGAGCTTCAAATATTTTCTTGGGAGATATTTTTTCGTATTCTTTTTTTGCATGGAAAAGTAGTTTTTCAGCAGTATATGAATCTAAATCACAAGTCTCTAAAATAGAGCGATAGCAGTCTAATTCTTTGCCCAGTATCGTTTGAGGTCCAAAATTTTCAGACAAAAGTTTTTTAATTTTACTGGTATGAGACGAAGTTCCATTCATAATACTTTTTGTCATTTCGTTTATTAACGACTCAAACAAAAAAGCAGTGTTTCTTTTCTTGTTGTGTTTATGTTTGGTTTTCATTATCTTTGTTTTCCAATTGCTCAATTAATTGTTTTATATCGTTTTGAGTCTTAAAAATATGATTCTCCGCATGATCAGTTGCTTCTCCTACTACACCATTAGCTAATGGTTTCATTTGTCCGCTCCACCCTTTAAATAGGTTTCTATCCGAGGAGGAAGCCAAATTGTTTCCAGCAGACGCTAGATAACTCCTCTTCCTTGCTCCCTGTTTCCAGCGAGGGTCTGCCACAGGCTCATACCAATCATCTCTTTGGGCTGGTTCTGGTTCGGCTAGAAGAGGTCCTTCCTCGGCGGCTGGTTCAGCTTCATCGGGCGCAGCCTCAGTATCAGCTTCTGCTCCTGCGTCGGCTTCAATATCCCCTGCTCCGCCAAGATCTGTGTCTCCAGCAGCGCCGCCGGCTCCTCCCCCTGCATCAGGAGGAGGGGCAGTACTTACCGCCTCTAATGCTGCTGTAAGTTTACTGTCTCCATATTGTTCCATCTGGATGCGATCAATCTCTTCATCCGATAATTTGAATATATTTTTGTATATCCAACCTTTAGAGAAAAATCCTTGAGTCGCAGCACCCGCAATATCAAACTTAGTTCGTAAATGTTCCAACTCCTGTAACTCTGCTATTTTAGATGGGTTATTCAGTGTTAAATTAAAAGAAATCAAATCTTTCTCTCGGAACCCTAACGTATAAAGGTGGATAATACACATCTTTTCTAGCTCACCAATAACGACTCTCTGGTTTCGTTGAATCGTGCGTGCAAAGCGTATGTCTTTTTGTGCGAGTGTGGTCTTATCTTCAACAGCATCTGCTTGTGCAAGATAAGCTTTAGGTACTTTTAAAGCAGAAAACAACTTGTCTCTTAAATATTCTACGTCCTCTATGTCGCCGGTAAACTGACCTCCTGCCAAAGTGTCAATACGTGTATTGTTTGTCGCCCCTCTTACAGGAATGTAATAGTCTTCATCCACACTCATGGCATTGTAACGTAAATCAACACGTCCGGAGTCTGCATCTACCACCTGATTCCGTTTCATTTGGGTCTTAACTTGCTCCATGTACTGCTCAACATCTTCGGCTGCGATGTTACCCACATCAATATAAAAAACACGCCTTTCCGGGGAACGGACAATGCGATAAGCCATCATAGCATCTTCAAGAAGTGTTAATTGTCTCCAAATCCGACGGGCAGATTCCAGAACAGAAGTACCATAGGGAACATATTTGTCATTACCTAAAAGCCGGAAATGAGATACTTGCCAATTTTCAAAGGTTACGCCTTTGTTACCATCCGATCCCTGCCAAAAGTATTGAATGTAGTTTGGATTGGTAGGGTCCGTGCCCTCAATCCGCTCAACCTCTCGTACAGGAAGTGGTATAACATTAGTAATACCAAGCTTCTCATCTATGTCTAGATAAAGATAATAGTCACCATATTTACACATGCTGCGAGACCATCCAAACAGATTTGCATCCACATTCAAAACACTATATAAAAATGTATGTAAAAGATCTTTTATCTCTCGGTTATGACAATCTACTTGAACCATGGGATTGAAAACAGTTGAAGTAGTTATTTCATCTGCATATATATCTAAAGCAGAAGCTATTTCAGGCATAAACTCCATTTGCTCAAAATCTGTATAACGCACTTGTTTATTTCTTTGATAAAGTGCTTTGCTTCCTGAGTTGGTGAAAGGGTTGTAATATTCCCTTTTCTTAAACTCCCTGCCTGTGCTGCTCGTAAAAGTATATTTTTTAAGATCCCGAGGCGTGCCACGCACTACACCCGGCTGATCATATTGTACTATAGGTCCACTAAATAAACGAGTTAGACGACGAAATAAACTAGAGTTTTTATTTCTAGGGTTATCATTATTATTTGAATCTTCAGCCATTTTTATCCCTTTGTAATCCACGAAAGATCTTGTAAGTTGCCATTCTGATCCCTAAATGTAGGTCTCTGTGGCCTTGATTTATAACCATGTTGCCCTTGAATCTGAGAATTGAAAACTGTTTTAGACACTGACATTCCTGAGAGGAGTGCTTTTTTATATTCTCCTTCTTTCTTGTTAGCGGTTAAAGCAGTTGCCCTTACCCAGCACGCAATTGCAACAGCAATTACTAAATCATCGTTATAACTCCTCATCGCTTGAGGTCGCCCGTTATGCCAAACAAAAGTCTTTAATTCGTTGGACAACCTCATTGAATTAATAGTAATTAGTTTATTCCTCACGAATTCTTCTAACTTAGCTATAACCAGTGGTCTAGTTTTCATTGACATGGTAAACCCTGCAACTCCTCCAATAGCATCAGCAGTTAATTCATCAACGTATTCATGTGTTGATCTTACACTAAAATACAAATTTTTATATTCCATTTCTCGTAAACGTCCTAAGACACCAATACCAAGAGAATTATTCTCAATAACCACCAGAGCATTATTGTACTCAGATCCAATAGAAAACAAAAGCGGCGCAAACATGTCAGGGGTAATCTTACCTTGATACTCTGCTACCTGAACCATTGACTGTATATCAAAAACCTGAACCACACTATAATCAGACCCATCCCCCCTAGCAACATCGGCAGTTAAGAGGTATTGTCCATCTGGTGTTGGAGACTCCCACACCCAATAGTTTCTGTCAAAACCTGTTTTATGGTTTGGCTCAATAGCCCTGTCCATTATAAATCTTAAATCATCGCCATGAATTACGGTCTCACCAGAAGCATTAAAGTTGCACTCCAGTTCCTGTGCTATCTCTCGGCGAGACATGTTTCGGGTTTCTTTTTGAAACCATTCTTGATCCCTCTCAGGGTGAACATCCCAAGGTAAAAGAATGGTATGAAAATCATTCTTTTTTTCCTCAGCTTCGGTATATGTTTTATGAAACCAGTTCCCCACACCATTGGGAGTTGATAGAGCAATACAACGACCACCCGTAGAAAGAGTAGGATATAGACCAGCCCAAAGCTCTTCCATCCCATCTACAAAAGCGGCCTCGTCTACCACCAATAACGATAGAGCCTCAGATCGTCCTGCATCGCCCGATGTAGATGAGGCTTTTACTTGTGAGCCATTACTCAACTCAAACGATGTGCGATTATCTATAGAAATGTCAGCAATTTTTAGCCAACTGGGCAAGTTTCTGTGTATTGATTTTATCTTTTTAACAAGGTTTGTCGCTGTCTGTAATTTAGTAGCTACCACTAAAACATTCTTGTCTCTGTGAAATAGCATCATCCAGCAAACATACGCTGCAACCGTAGTAGATATACCAAGCTGACGAGCCTTCAAGATAACGTTAAAACGATTATCCTTGAACTCTTTAAGGGCTCTCTTTTGAAAATCATATAGTTCAAAAGGTATCAAACCTCTCATTGGGTGAGAAATTTTAGTATACTCATTACAAAAATAAGCAGGATCTTTACCACAGCGAATAATTTCCGCCATTGTTTCCTGCTTGTTTGTAGGCATTATGCCTCCGGCGTATCAGGATTTTTAGTAGACTTGTCGTTAGAAGGGCGCTTATCTGAGGATACCTCTAAAAAGTCCTTAAACTTTTTTTCGTAAGACTTGTCTACATCACGAATAGAAATTCGCTTAACTGTGTCAACATTATCCACACCGCCAATATTATACTGCTTAGTTGCCTGTACCCAACTTCTAACTCTTGAAGTGGTCTGGACCAGAATATCAGCATCTCCTTGCGGTGTAAGCGAAACTGTGTTCTTGGTTATGTTTTTATATTCTTTCTTTAAAAATTTCACGATATCTGCAAACTTTTGCTCTATCTCATTTTCAAACTGATTACGAGGATGTAATTCTTCTATACGCATTTCACTGTGATAAGTTACTATCATCTTATCAGCAGCAAACCTGACCCTAAAACCGTCAATAACTCGGCTATCCAGAACAGGATGACCTTCTTCTCTTTTAAGTCCAATTTTAAGATCTAGCTCTTCATATTCTCCACCATAATCACCAGCATTTGCCGCTGCCTGATTGAGACCTTTTATTACATCCAAAACGCTTGCCATTATTTTTTTCTCCTTATAGCTAATCTTTGTTTAACTTCTTTTTCTGAAGGTCTGTAACCAGATTGCCATTTTTCTTTATGTGTTGGTGTCGGCGCTATATGTTCAATATAACACTGGTGACAACACTTAAACCTATTCATATATAGGTCGTCCTTGGCTGAAAATGAATATGTTTTGCATACGGGACATGTTCTATCTGTTTTTCTAGATTTTGATTTTTTATTATCCCTACCTGCTTTGTTTCTTTGTTTCAGTTGTTTTAGGTATTCCTCTTCTTTTTCGGTACCCCACTCATTCCGAAAATCTTGAACTGCAACTTTGCCATATTTATCAACAACAGCCTTCTCTAGTGCAGCGATATAATTAGGGTCTATTTTCTTCATTGCTGATACACTGCATGAACAATGCCGATGGAAACA